GTTCAACATGTCCAGTATCATCATCAGCACTTCCTTGAGTCAATGCCCACCAAATTCTACTGATGTGTAATTTAGCACCATTTGCATGACCATCTAAAGCACTTGCATCTAAGATAGCATTATTTGCACCAGTGTCATCTTCTATATCAACCTTAACTGTTACAGTTCCACCAGCTCCAGCAGCATTTACTACTGTATCTCTTAATGTTCTTGTTGTAAAAGCCATTTAAATCTACTCCTATTAAATCGACAGTACTTCTTTTTCAAAGTACGAAATTAAGTCCTTTTCACGAACCTTATTCTTCTTACTTACTGTTTTTATTGTTTTATCGAAAGTATTTAGGAAATCATTAGGTTTCGCATCCATAACCTTAAAGATATCATCCACCGCGGACTTCATCTTAGGGGATAATTTCCTATATTCTTTAGACTTCTTATGTTCATCTTTTTCTAAAAAAGGTTTATAAAAAGAATTAAACTTTATCGCCATCTCCCTCATCCTGTGTGACTGAAGTTTTAACAAATGTATTTGCTACTTCTTTTCTTTTTGTTTCTAGTGCATCTCCTACTTTTGAAGAAATTGTATCTTTAAAAGCTTTTTCAGCACCTAAGTTATCACTATCGGATAAAGCATTTATTATATCTTTAGTTTCCGCCATTTTCATCTCCTTTATTATTTACTCCGTCAGAATCTCCTAAGTCTTCAGGTGATATGAAAGCACCTGTAGTATCTTGTGGATATCTTGTGATACCATCTGTGGCATCTGGCATATCAATACCACCATCATCAGTATCAATTCCAGCTTCTTTATTAATTTGAGTCTTCATTTCATCAATCTCAGCATCTGTCATATTCAATACATTTTTTTGTACCCATTCTTTACTATAGAATGTTCCAATGTATGATTCAATAGAACCTAAGTTATTTATCCTATCTTGCATCAATTCTGCTTTTTTCAATTCAGCAAAATGACCATCTTGTAAAAAGTTATACTGAATGTGTTCTTTCATTTTAGTCCAATCTTCTAAGGTAACAATACCTTTTAGGATTAACTGAGCTTTTAACATATCAGTAAATAATGGTGTAAATCTTTTTCTTAGTCTTTGTACAAACTTAGTAAATTTTAATTCATCTCTTGTAATCTCTGTTGAACGACCAAGACTGAAACCACTTTCAGCTTCCATTCTAGAAATAGGTACATTCAATGAACGATATAATTTGTTTTGGAAATATTTTATATCTTCTATCTCACCTAAGTTTTGTCCACCTTGTAGTGTAGTTATTTCTGTACCACGACCACCTTCTCTACGAGGTAACCAAAAGTCCTCTAACATTGACATATGATTTCTATCATCTTGTATTTCACCTGTAGAAGCATTATAAACTAATTTGTTACGATAACGATTCATTACATCTTTTAAATATTGTTCTGCTTTTATTTTTGGTAAATTACCTACATCAATATAAAATATTCTTCTTTCGGGAGCTCTAGATATTCTGTATATAACTACAGAGTCTTCAATCATTCTTAATTGATTGACAGGTTTGATTGCTTTCTGTAAGTGTGAAAGTATGTGACCTTTGTTTTGGTCAATTAAACCAGATGGTACATATGTAATAGAATCATCTGCAATTTTAATACCTTCAGTCAATGCTCCAGAATTTAATCCTTTGTCATTGTATAAGTAAAAGTCTTCAACACTTTTTATCATGTCCATTGTAGAGCCAGGTTTTTTATCTTTATTTACCTGTCTTACTTTTCTAATTTTTCTAGGGTCTATGTATCTTACTTCAACGACACCCAGTTTTGGATTTTTCTTATCAATTACTTTATGATAAAAAATCCTACCATCAATATACCATCTTCTAAAAATGTCATGTCCTTTTACATCAAAATCTAAAAGTGACAATACAGTATCAAACTCTGCACGAATTTTTCTTTTAATTGATTCGGTATATTCTAATCTATCAAGAACAATAGCTACTGCTTGGTCACGTTCATTAGATACGATGCCTTCATTGACTATATCCTCAATCGCTGAATCACACTCTGGTTGTTGTGAAATTTCACGATATCTACGAATTAAGTCAGCCTCATTTCTTTCTCTGCCGTCTGTATCTAATACTTGACCAAAGAATCCACCACCAGCGATTTCGGTTGTGCCGTCATCATTAGCTGGTGCTGTGAATTTTTCTTGACTTTTGGTGTCTTTAATTTTCTCAAATTTAAAACCAAATAGTTCTGCCATAATAAAATCTCCTTTATTGTCTTTTATTTATAAGATAAAAAAAGACTGTTTTAGAAGTTCACACCACTAAGTGAGTAGTTTTGGTACTGCCAAGAACAATCAAATTCTCCAATTGCTGTTCCTGCTGAAGAATCTAACGCAGGTGGAGCACCAACATCTGTAGGCCATGCATTTTTAAAGACATATGTTTTTAAAACAGTATCATCTCTATCTAACATTTCAGCAGTTAAGTCTGTAGCATAATCTGCTAATGAGTTAACACCTGTATTAGTATCAAAATCGTTAATACCATTTGACCATCTTTGTAGTGCATTTAAAATCATCATGTCTGTATCCATGTAGAAAGTAGTAGCCCAAACACCTGAAGTATCTCTATCTCCAGCAATTTGAATTTGTCTACCTCTATAACTTAATGGTAATGGTGCTATGACAATATTAGGTAATGTAGTAGCCTTACATAGAAAAGAAGTTCTTCTAACATCTAGTCCTATTGCAATACCTGGTGGTGGTGTAATAGTTACACGAAACTGATTGGTACGATATCCGCCACCAATTAAATTTGCCTTAAAGTCATCTATCTGTGCCATGGTTAACCTCCTACCTCACTAAACGCAACGCCTGTACGAGTAGCAATAAAGTTTAATGTAATGAAGTTAATAGAACGAGCTGGTTTGACAAATATGTCTGCAACAAATTCGTTTCTATCAATAACACTACCTGGGTTATTTGAATTATCACACTTGACTAAAAAGTCTGTAATACCCCTACGACCTTGAACATCTCTTAGGAAAGGTTCAATTAAGCTTCTAAATTGAGCTCTTGTAAATTCATCATTGAATTCAAAGAGTTGAAACTTAGCAGCTGTAGCAATTGCTTTTTCTAAGACTAAGAATAATCTTCTAACATTGATTCTGTCAAAAGCACTTGGTTTAGTTTGAGCAGTTTTATCACCAAATAAAGTTACACCTTGACCTGGGAAGTTAACAACAGGGTTAACTCTTGCTTGATAAAGAATATCTCTATCAGCCTTGTCTGGGTTAAATGATAATTTGATTGCTCCTCTAACTGTTCCTCTTGTAAATCCAGCTGGTGAGAACCATGCGTCAGCAACATTGTCTGTATTTGCACATAATCCAGCAGTTGAACCATTTAGAGGTACGAATCTATAAGCATCATTGTACTTGTCATACATGTACATATATCCACTATCGAATACCATGTAAGATGAGCTTGGACATAAGTCAGCAGCAACTCTTACATTACTTGCTTGTTTAGTAGATGTTGTAACTCCTACTGTAGCAGCACGATATGGTGAAACAAATCCAACACAATCTTTTCTACCTTCTACTAGACTTGTAATCATTGTGACATGAGTATCATGAGCAGCTGCAGTATCAGCAACTAAACTAGATGAACCACCGATAACTAAATTGATATCTTCTGATTCTGTATCTTTAAACTTATCATATGCAAGTTCGATTTCTCCAGCAGTAGTAGAATAATCATCTGTTCCACCTGTTAGAGTATCTATTGTTATTGGTACAACACTTGTATATGTTGTTGTAGTATCTGTTCCCCAGTTACTACCAGCACTTATATGGTCTGTCCAATATATAAAATTTGATTTGGCTCTAATTACATCTGCATAGTAAATACTATCACCTTGTGGTGATTTAGCAGATGAGTTCTTAGACATATTACCGAATGTTTCGATAACAGCTTTTGTTCTATTTCCAGCTGTATCTGTATCAAATCCTGTTATTAAACCATCAGCATCAGCAACAACAACATGAAGTTCATCATTAGAACCACGACCATTGTTTGTATTATATTCTGATGTGCCTGGAGCACCTTGAAATAAATCAGCATATTTCCAGCGTCTTTTAATTTTTGAATCATCTGGTATTATATTTTGTAGACCAGCACCTGATGGGTCATCTTTTAATCTAATTGTTAATACTTCACCTGAAATTGATACTACTTGATATTCGTTGAAGTCATCTACTGCTACAACATTTGATGTATCTGAATAGAATGATATTAAATCACCTACATTAAAAGCAAAACCTGAAGCATCAGCGTCATCAACAGTTATTGTTGTATCGCCAACTGCACCAGCACCATTAACTAAGTTGTTTGTACTTAAATTTTGTTCGAATGCAAGTGCCTCAGCACATATTTCTACTCGTAATGAGTTACCATGTGTTCCTGCTGTTCTTGCAGCCCATTCTCCATGAGAACCTTGACCTGTTGAGAAACTTACATCATAGTGGTCTAAATCTCTAATTAGTATACCAGAGTTTGCTCCAGCATTTAATAATCCACTCTCTGCTCTGACTACCTTTAATGAATCTGTATATTTTAAAAAGTTTGCGGCACTAAAAAATGTTTCGAATTGATTACCAGTTGTAGTTGGTTTTCCAAATATCTCTACTAGTTCTTCTTCACTAGAGATATTAACAATTGTTGATACTGGGCCTTTCTCGAAAGCTCCAGCAATTGCACCAATACTCGTTGCAACGGCAGGTACAACATTGGTTAAATCGACTTCATTTACTTGTACGCCTGGTGATACTAAAAACGCCATTGACTTACTCCTATTAATTATAAAGTTTATTCTTTATGTTCTTTCGTTATATTTATAAAAAAATTATACTCTAGAATTTGTTTTTATATGTTTCTAAACATATAAATAGTTTTATGTCTAATAAACATTACAAAAAGTACAAAGAAACTATTAAAGAAGTGACAAAAAGAAATTATCACAAAAGAGTTTCTTCTTTGAATCAATATTTAGTAAATACTAAATGTATACATTGTGGTGAACC